CGTACCAGAGGTGCTGGTGAAGGGCTGGATGAGCGTGTACTTGCCGCCAGCGTAGCTGTACCGGGGCGGGAACAGATTCGGAATGTGGCGGAAGTTCTTGATGACCCGATTCGCGCCAATCCGCTTGAGCAGCTCAGCACCCGGACCAGAACCCATATCGGCGAAGCGCAGATCCTCGCGCAGCGCGGCATTGTTCTGAGCGATACGCTGGCTGGCCTCCATGCCGATGTAGAGCGGGAACACCGGACCATCGCTGGAGAAGCTGATGAAGCCGGAGCTATCAGGATTCGTCGCGCCATTGCGGATCAGCGTGGCGGCGGCAACATCGAGCATCTCCTGCGTCAGCTCGGAGGTAGCCTGATTCAACGCCTGACCAGCGGATCCGGTCTGAATCCAGGGCAGCTCGTTGATGCCGCTCGGAATCGTCTCCACCTGAGTGAAGGACGAGTCGGCCACCGCCTTGATGGCAAACTTGGCGAACATGTTCTGGTAGCGAGTCTCCCACGAACGCTGAGCGCGAATGGACAACTTCTCCAAGTACACACGCAGGAACGCCTCGACGCGATGATCGAAGGTCAGATCGTCCTTACACAGGAGCGGACCTTTGAGGGCGAAACGCTCAGGACCCCAGGTGACAGCGTTATAGCCGACCGGAACGTCATTGTAGGTGACATCGCAAGCACCACCGTTATCGCCGGGATTGCCGGACGCGAGGGTGATGGCAGACCACTCCTCAGCCGCAGTCGGCTCGATGGAGGTGGTGGTGAACGAGGTCTGGGTCAGACCGGTACCCTGAGGATACTCGCCACGCTCAATGAGGTTGAGCCACATCGAACGGTACGAGGCGCGTTTGTAAACGTCCTGCGCGAGCGACTCAGTCGCAACGGCGAAGGCGTTAAAGACATTGGGACAAGACATGAGATGAAATGAATTAAACCGACGTTTGCTATCGGTAGGCCATCCTCCCCATCACACGATGGTCGATTCTCCTACCTCCTTACCGATGCGGAGCGTCATTGCCGCTTAGACAGTTTTGCGATGGATGACCAATCCGCCGCCTTGCTTAGGGTCGTTACGCGGACTGACGCACAACAATGACGCTATTGTCAATTAGAATAAATTGGATGATTGCCAATCCGAAGGATTGGCAATTATCTCATCGGTCAGCTCACTTTGCTCCGCCATGTAGCTCTTGTACCCGCAGAGTAGGCCAAGTTTGTGTGGCTGGATGATCTGTTCTCTCGCGATGAAGCCTCTGAAGGTGTACGGACCAGGGAAGCTCCCGGTCATCAGCGCGTAGAAATCCACGCCGTCTGTTTTCCTGCCTTTGCGCGCATCGACCAGCAGCTTGCCGTTATCGTACTTGGTCGTTTTGACATCGATGCGGAATCCCGGCGGAGGCGGGATAACCGCGTCGTAGAGCGGATGCGGAGGCTCGCGGTTGGTATCCAGATCAGGATACACATTGAAGAGCTTGCAGAACGCTATCTCGCCGCACATTCCCTCCAGATCCACAGTCGCAGCGTCCTCCGAACTGATCTTCAAGTTCGTCTTGTTGAAATGACGGTTATTGCCGTTTCGATTCCTAGCGACGAAGTGGGCCAACTTCCTCTCAGCGGTGGTTAAAGATACAGTTTGACCAATTTTGATTTTATTTAGCATGGTCAAAAAGGTGGAAAATTTTTGAGGGGGGTATCGTAAACGAAGCCCACCCGCAAAGGGGGTGCCAGGTACCCTGCCATTATTCGTGCCAATCCTAGGGAAAACAATCCTTTTGTGCCATCAGTTTAACTTATGATGATCATCAGTCCGCTTGCGACGCACAAGGTGTGTTATATTCACTTCGTTTCGGATTCGTTCGTGACGCTCACTTCGAATGCGCGGTCTGGCATCGAACCGAGTAAATTGATTGAAACGCTGGCCGCTTCACCAGCCTCAGACCAGCCAAACACAAGCGCGCTGCGCTTGGCAACGCTGCCGAGTATTTGCTCGCGAGTGCTTTCATCTTTGATTCCGTCGAGAGCGTAAGAGTCTATGCGTTCCAATGTCGACGCTGCATCGGCGGCAAGTTTGCTGCGGACCAAAGCGGACAGACTTTCTAGGGAAACCGTTTCTTTAGAGGAAACCGTGTTTCTCATCTCCTTCCTCACCTTCGGCAATCCTTCTCTCGATGCCTTGGAAAGCAAAGTCGCTTGGTTTAGCTTCAATTCCTCTGAAATCGCTTTCCATGTCTTCCCCGCAAGGTAGAGGCTTTTCGCTTTCGTCCATTGTTCCGCTTTCATCTCCCGTACCTTGCAATCCAAGGTAGCCTTTCGCAATCCCCGTTTTCCCCGCCGTTTTCCCCGCCTCAAAAATCGATTTTTCGCTTCGCCAGTTGTTCGCCTCTCAAAAATTTTTGCTCGTTTTCACCAGCAAAAGCCCACTTTTCACCCCTCTCTCAAAAATATTTTTGATTTTTCTTTTGACTCCTTTTCCGGTTCACCTATCGTCACCTCATGAATTCAACGCTCCTCACCGCCGTCGCCGATTCCGTCGCAACCGGACTTCCCGTCGACGTCCCAATCCCATACGTCGACATTGACGCTGCAATCACCTTCCTTCGCTCCCGATTTGTTGACGTGGATTGGGATACGTTTCCCAATCGAGTGACAATCTTTGGTGATGACCAACGAATCGAAGGTGACGAAGACGAAGGCCTTTGGGTTCTGAATCTCGTTTTCGCTCCGGCTCCGGCTCGTTTTACCTACTAAATCCCATGAAACGAAAACTCACCTCCTTCCTAGTCTCGGCCCTCCTTTACGCCATTGCAGGCTACGCCTTTTTCTTCGTTTTCTTCCGTTCTCAATTCTAATCCATCAAACCATTAATCCAATGAAAGTTCACCTCACTCTCAAATCAGCAAACGCGAAAACCGGACCTATCCCGGTGTCAACCTCATCGGCCGTCACATGCGCGGATGACTGCCCTTTCAAGGCAAAAGGCTGTTACGCGAAAGGCGGTCCGCTTGCGTTGCATTGGTCAAAGGTTACAAGCGGAGAACGCGGCATTGATTGGCAATCCTTCATCAAACAAGTCCGTTCTTTTCCGGCCGGTCAGCTTTGGCGGCATAATCAGGCCGGAGACTTGCCCGGTGTCGGAAACTCAATTGACGCAACCGCCCTTGCCCAATTGACGGAAGCAAACGCAGGAAAGCGCGGTTTTACATACTCTCACAAGCCGCCGACGGGCAGCAACCTGACAGCCCTGCGCGCAGCAAACGCGGCCGGTTTTACTGTCAACCTATCGGCAAACTCCGTTTCGCATGCCGACACCCTTGCCAAACTCGGCCTTCCGGTTGCGGCCGTAGTACCTCAGGACAGCGCGGACCGTTTCACGACACCGGATGGCAACCGCGTTGTCATCTGCCCTGCGCAACGCGTCGAAGGCCTTTCGTGTGACAAGTGTCGGCTATGCGCCAAGGGCAACCGTGGATTCATTGTCGGATTTAAACCGCACGGCGCGGCATCAAAGGCAGTCAATCAAATCGCGAGCAATTGACGGCGCGCTTCAATCTATCGGCAACGGTAGGTTGACGCGTCCCTTCAATCTCAATCTCAATCCATCAAATCAAATCCAATCCAATGATCAACCGATATCCGGGCCAGTGCGTCCAATGTCACGAATATGTGCCTTCAGGCCTTGGCACCGTCTCAAAACGCAACCGCGCTTGGCGCATTGATTGCAACGCATGCACCGGACGCATGCCGGAAGACTCCGGCCTAATCTGCGTCAAAACTTCCTCAGGCTGGAGCGGCACTCGCAATGCGCGCGGCCGTTGCGAGGATGCGCCGTGCTGCGGTTGCTGCACTTTCTAAATCCTAAATCCCAACGCATCAAAACTATGGCAACCCTAAGCAAGAATGGGCGCGAGCTAGCGCGTTTTGACCAGCTCAAGACTTCCTATTCCATCCGATCAAACGGGAAAGTCCTTCGAAACGAAGGCTTCGGCTGGAAAGTCTGCACCCTGAAGGAAGGATGGACGCTAGAAACCTTCCGCGCGCGCCTCGAGGAAATCGAATCGAAGGTTTCCGAATCTTACCGTATTTACCGCGCGGCCGTTCAATCGGAATTCCCGCTTCCCGTACGCTGGCAATATCTCACCCTGAGCGATTTACTAGGTGACGACTTAGACGGTATCTATTCCGATTTGCAGGATCGGCAGATTTACACCGATCTGGACACCCTCCGAGAACTGCATGACCTGCATCAGGCCTACCGCGCGGAATTCGAAGCGCGCAAAACAGGAAAGGTTACCGCTTGAAACTTGTAGAATTCCTACGCGCGCGCGCCTTTGAAGAACCGTTCCTGATGCATGCCGAAAAGTGGCAATTCGTCACCGTGCGCCTTTCCGACGGCCGGGAGGACATTGGAGTCTACCGCTTTGCAACCGACTTGTGCTACGACTATTCGGACTTTCGCGCGCATTTCAATCTGTCCTGATTCCCCGCGAGACGCTATGCGAAAGCGTAGCCTCCGGCGGCGAATCAATCCCGATTCCCGAATCAAAAAACCAATCCATGAAGCAAACCATTACCGAACCCCAATTCGTCGAAGCGTTCCGCGCTTGCGGACGCGAAACCCAGTTCTCCGCCCCCGCTCGCCGCGCATTATTCGCGCATTTCGAACAATTCGAGGAAGACACCGACACTGAAATCGAACTCGACCCTATCGCCGTTTGCTGCGAATGGGCCGAATATCCCTGCGCGCTGAAAGCCGCGAATGATTACGGTTTCAAGGGCAATGAAAACGACACCGAGGAAGCCGCGTTAGATTGGCTTCACGAGCAAACTCAGGTTGTCCAATTCGACGGCGGTGTGGTGATTCAGCAATTCTGACAGCCTGACCCATCCTCCGCGCGCCATGCCGCAACGCGTGACGCGAAAGGGTAGGCCACCTATCCGCAATCAACTCCGCATCCAATGAACAAAACCGAAGTCTTTATCCAACTCCCCACGGAAGTTTCCTATTGGGGCAGCGACGCAACCCAGGCCGACGTTTCGCGCATATGCGACAACCTCGAAAGCATGATCCGCGCAGAATTCGAAGCGCGCCTTGAACTCACTTTCGAGCGGACGCAAACCCCGCGCGGGGGCGGTGTTCACTCCGCGCATGAAGACTCCGCGCAGGAAGTCTGGAATTGGATTGCAAACAACTGGACAGCCGCCCTCTAAGGATTCCCATGCGCTACAAAATCCAAATTGAAACTTACAACGGCGGTTGGTCAGACCTCCGCGAATCGTCCAATGGCGGACCATACGAAGTCTGCCTATTCCCCACGCGCATGGCAGCCGTTCAGGCGCGCGCGGAGTTTAATGAACTGGCCGAATATCTCGAAGGAATGCGAATCGTCCCCGCCGAAACTCCCGAAACCGAGAACATCTACGCATGAGAACAGCCCAATTCACCCCCGGCCCTTGGCGGCAAACCGGCATCAACGTCCGCGCAGGCGACGCTCTTATCTGCTACGCCATGAACCATCACGCGAACGCGGAAACGCCGGAGCCGGAGAAACTGGCGAACGCTCGCCTCATTGCCTGCGCGCCTCAAATGCTCCTTGCTCTGCAACGCCTGACCCATCCAATGGCCGACGACGACGACCTAGACTACGCGCGGGAGGTCATCGCCAGGGCGAAAGGAAACGAGTGAACATCCCAATCTGCACTAATCATGCGCCGTGGAAGGCTGAATTTGGGGGCAAGAAATTGGCTGGATGGGGGGTCTTATCCGCGCGCGATGAAGTTGTCGCCTACATACCACAAAGCATTGTCCACGATGAAGCCAATGCGCGCCTGATTTCCTGTGCGCCTGAGATGCTTGCCGCTCTTGAATTGATTTTCTCGAACGCTGGAGAATCGCCCGAATGGATTCGTGCACGCATTGGTCCGGTGATTGAGAAAGCGAAGGGGGGACAGCAATGAAAGTCTACTGGACAGTTTATTTCGGCAAATTCCGGCGTAGCGAATACACGTTCCAAGGCGAAAACGCCAAGCGCGACGCGCAACGACTGGCCAAGCGACTCGGCGGACGGGTTGTGCGGGACAAAGGAAATTGAATCCGTTAAACCGGGGGTGCGCGCATCCGTTCAACGCGCAAACGAGAATAAAATCATGCATCCACTCCTCCTATCCGCCCTTATCCAGATCGAATCCGGCGGAAACGATCAGGCCAAAGGCCGTCACGGCGAACTAGGCGCGTTGCAGATCAAGCCGATCATGGTCCGCGACGTAAACCGCATCATGGGTACGCATTACGCGCACCAGCAGGTAACCAACCGCGCAACCGCGACATTCATCGCCAACGCCTATCTCAGCCACTACGGACGCAACCTGAGCGACGAATCCTTAGCTCGGCTCTGGCAAGGTGGGCCAAAAGCCCTTAAGAAGAATTCCACACGCGCGTACGCCCGACGGGTCATGCGCGAGCTTGAACGGCAGCGAACTGTAAAGGAATCCATGACAGTTCAATTCACCGCACGGTAAAACAGCACAAACCAATGAAACATAAATCAGCATCAAATGAACCTCGCCATGATGAAGGTGACTCCGATGGTCTTACTCTCAGCGCGATTGCGGGAATTGTCGATGAATGGGTATTGAATTGCGATGAACCTCTTTACAATGCAGTCCTTCGCATGAAGGCGGAAATCTTTGAACTTCGTGTGCAGGTCATTCGGCTCCAACTTAACGACGATCTTTCCAAATGAAACTAACCATCCAGTCCAAGACCAACGCCCAAACCATAATCGATTTATTCAATGCGATTATTAACGGCGAGGTACAGGAACACGGCGCGCAGCCGCTGAGCATCTACGACGACGAAAAGCACATTTGCTCCATCGTCGCCGCGAACGGCGAGCAGATCCTTGAACTGATCATCGAGCGAGAGGAAGGCGACAGGATCGTGCAGCAGGGCGAACCGGAGACACTATGATCGACCGCAACCTATCCGAAACGGCTCTCGTGCGATGCAGCACGATGCCCCTTAAAGAGTTGATTAAGAATCTCGAATGGATGGCTCATTCCTGTCAGTCGCAAATCTTCAAGGAAGCGGCGAACCGGCTTCGTAACGCTGATTGCGCGGCGACTATCCTTGAGGACTCACTTTTCTACGCGCGGATGTACCGCGACACGACAACCGACGGCGACAATCGGCGGAGGATGCTCATCGACGATGCGGAGACGGTGGTTTCCCTGATCCGAACCGGAGGATGCGAATGAGCCGCAATCTCTTCGCACCGCCCAAATTCAAGGTTCAAATATCCGGCGCGATTGGCTGGAGCGACTTGAAGGAGCGTGTGGTCAGCTTCCGAACGGTCGAATTCCGAACGCGCAAGGAGGCGGAAGCGGCGGCCAAAGACCTCAATCCCGGCGAGTACACGCAAGGAAGACTTCGCGTCGTGCCGGTTGAGATGCCGGAGGATTATGATGTTTATCCCATACCTGAGCGGAAGAGCGTATGAGGCAATCATGCATCATCATCCCGTCAATCTTGTCGAATTCTGCGCCGGATATTGCGGAATTGGAATCGGACTCAAGTCGGTTGTCCGAAATCTACGCACTATCGCTTACGTCGAGAGGGAAGCATATCCCGCCGCGAACCTGGCAGCAAAAATTGAAGCGGGACGATTGGATGCAGCACCTATCTGGTCGGACCTGCTCGACTTCCCATATGGAAAGTTTCGAGGACTGGTGGATATCGCGGCTGCGGGAATCCCATGCCAGCCGCACAGCCACGCCGGATTACGTAAGGGAGGAGGCGACGAGCGATTCCTTTTTGGCGATTGGCTGCGAGGACTCCAACAAATGCGGCCAAGATGCATCCTCATCGAAAATGTCGAAGGGCTGCTCACCAGTCAGATGCCAGATGGAACTCTTTGCATCCGGTGGACGCTGGAGAGATTGGAACGCATGGGCTACCGGACTGCGAGCGGCATATTCAGCGCGGAGGAATGCGGCGCGCCACATATTAGGAAGCGGGTCTGGATTCTGGCCTACGCCGACAGCGAACGAGGACAAGGATCAGAATGCTTCCTTCGCGACGCTTGCGAGATTGGACAGGGGCGGGAGGATTCTGCGGCGGATAGCGACATTGGCGATGCGTGGAAATGGCCAAGTGGGCCAGATGAACCTCAACGATGGTGGGAACCGTCGCGAACGCTTGAATCCAGCATGGGTCGAAAGCCTGCTCGGTCTGCCATCGTCTTGGACAGACTGCGCCTCCTCGGAAACGGAGTCGTGCCAGCAACCGCCGCACTCGCATTCAGAACTCTAGCGCGAGAACTTTTCGTCTAACTTCTCCGCCGTCTAACCGTCGGCCAACCCTAGCGCATCCAAACCCATGTCATTTAATCGATTCGATTCTAGCGTCGCGAAAGCCCCGTCCGCTACCGACACATCATCCGACAATCAAAACGCGCCAGCGAGGCGTTTAGAGCGTTTGAACGCTATGTCGATGGGTCGTTCGAGCGGCGTTTTCTCTTCCGTTTCATCCGAACCGTTTGCGACACCGCCGTTCAAGGCGGGGAGCGAAGCAAAACGGTTTCAGGATGAAACCCTTACCTCCTTGGTTTTTTAATACCAAGGAGGGTTTCATTTTAGTGAAATAGATAACAGCGCAAGCTAACCGAGAAGCGTGGAAAACGAACCGTGAATTCAGAAAACGAAAAACATGGTGTTGACAAGAGGATGATCTAACCGCAGACTAGAGTTCGATATGAGCTTTCTACCATCGGGTAAAACCCCCAGAACAATGTTCAGCGAGATGCCGCCGAAGACGCACGACGTTGACACGGCGAAGTCTGAAGTACTGGCCTACATCTGCCAGGAGATGTCCTGCGACATGGCCAAGGCGATTCGACTCTTCAACTCGATGCGGCATCCGAAGTGCCGGGTGCTGGTCTTCGACAAGATCGAACGGCAATGGAAGGGATGTTCGTTCAGACCGAGCGATGCAGAGACAAGCGAGCTGTCTATGCTGCGTGAGCATCGGTCCTTGGAGCGACAGGTTGCTGCGGTTCGATCCGAGCTTCGAAGGTTGGCCAAGGAGGTCGAGATTTTGAAGAAGCGAACCAAGTCCAAGCGCAAGAACGGCAATGAGAAGCAAGAGGGTGATGCAGAGGATTCGCCGGTCGAGCATGATGAGCGGACTGAAATCGACGACAGCGACGCGTTCATTCCATACATCGACATGGAGGAGGCCAACCGAAT